AATCCACTACCATTTCTATCAACATATAAGACATGCCAATAAACTTGTCTGAAGATGTTAAAGATGTGTTATTTACAATAGTTGAATTAGCTGTAGTTTGAGAACCATCTACAAAAACATATCTAACCAAAGAACTTTGTACACCAAATTTATTTTCATTATCAGCATTAACAAATTTACTGTTAGTAGCATATTGAAATCCACCACTAGAAGTAGTAGTTAGAATCTCATCGTTAATAAGTACATCTTCAAGACCTTCTACTTCATGTCCTGCCAAAACAACTATCATAGATAGCTTGTAATTATCAGTTCCTGAGGTTTCTATATGCGTTATTGCTCCTCCGACTCTTGCTTTTCCATATATTATTTGTCTTGGTGCTGCTGCAGACCTAGATGCTATTTTTGTACCAAAGTTTTCAGATGCAGTAGCTTTAACACCTTTAGATAATAAACCACCAACTAAAGTTGAAACTGCTGACAATCCTGCAAGTACGTACGTTTGTATACCTGCAATAGTTGCACCAAGCATAGTTGCTGAACCTAATATACCTGCTAAAGCCAGACCAGTTGTTACTAAATATGTAACTACAAACACCTTTACTGCTGCTTTTACTGCTTTAGCCATTAGAAACTCTCCAAATAGATATAATGTTTACATTTTGTTTAGCAACTACCATGTCATCTGATGGTGTTAATACTTTAAACCCATCTGATATACCCACTAATTCTGATTCTTCTTTATAAACTACTAAATCGCCTTTTTGCATAAATGCTTTATCAACTTGCATTACACCTTTTTCTTTACAGGCTTTGGCTATGCTTTTAGATAGAGTTTTCCCATATTCTTTGATTGATCGCATAGCTTCTGCTTCTGTTTTCCATTTTAATTGTTTAGGTATTAAATCTTCACCAGTCATAGCCTTAATACATGCATTAGCAAATTTACAGCAATCCCAAGAACCCCATGCAAAACCTTTGAATCTATTTTTTGCTATAAATTCATCAAGCAAAATGTTCCAATCTGTTTTTTTAATTAGCACTATCTTTCTTCCTGAACACCGACATTTTTACCATTATCTCTACCACCACCACCACTACCACCTGTACCTGCACCTGTGTTACTAGAAGAACGACCCCATATAATCTCTTTATCCTGTAAAGATTGAACTCTATCAAAACAGGTATCTCCTGCACTTATGTATTGTTGTGATTCTTTGGTATATCTAAGATTAGATGGTCTTTCTAAATCTATTAATCTGTTTTCAGCATCTACAGTAATTATAGAGCCATTAGGGTCATCATTTACCACCATTGATTGCATACGACCTTTAAATAAAGTCATAGTGCCTACAGTAGTATCTGTTCCACCTGAAAGATATCCTAAGTAAACAGTTATAAATCTATTTTGATAGTTTTCTGTAAGTGCTAAATCAAGTACAGTTGCATCCATACCTGCTAAAGCAACAGATAAACCACTAGATTTTAATTCTAGGGTGTCTTCTATATTAGATACAGACAATAAAGTACCAACACCAGTATATGTGCCACCATCTATAGTAAGGTCATAATCACCTGACCATAATCTTATAGTTTCTGTGTCAAACTCTGCTTTGACTGCTAAGAATAATACTTGATGGTCTGCTTCAAGGTAGCTAGTAATAGAACTATCTATCCCACCTCTATTTGACATTTAAACTACCTCAATACAAGAGAAAGATATTCCATAGTTAGAGATATTATCAGCATCCCAGTCAACATCTTTTGTTGTCAATCTAAATAATCCTTTTGGAGTTGCGAATCTTACTAAATGATTTTGTGTAATAGCAGTTCTTAGTTTTGGTTGTATCTTAACCCCATAAGTATCTTCACCACCTATGACATTTAATGTTGCATCATCTGTAACCATTACATACTGAACAGGATTTGCACCTGCTGTTGAACTTGATGTTATTTGTAAGTAATCGCCTTTTTTAATAGTTCCTGTTGCAGAGCTTGAACTTGCTGATAAATTAATTCCTGTAGCACCTTTCTGATTAGATTTGATTGTGCATCCTGTTTTATCTGCTTCTGTTACTAAACCACCTGATTCAGATTCTACGACTACTGTATATGAATTAGTTTTTGTAGTTATTTTATGTGTTCCATTGTTTTCAGGATTAGCTGAACCTGTAACTACTATAAAGTCTCCAACAACTGCATTAGCAAAAGGTGTTGTATTAGATGGTGCTGTTATTGTTTGTGTTGTAGATGAGAAGTCTAACTCTATGCTTCCTTGATTGATTCTATCTTTAGCCTTCAGATCATTAGCATTATATGTACCTTGATTAAGTAAAGCATCAGGGTCTGCAAATTTAAAATGATTTACAGGACCATTTAGCTCTAATAAGAATGACTGCCAATTTTTAGCAACATCTCTGCGCATTGGTGGTAGATTGACTGTTGCTTCCCAAAAAACACCATCATATTCTTGTGTTCTTATTTTTCCTGTATATGGAGAAGCCACACTACCGACTGCCCTTCTTAAAACAAAGTTACTCCTAATAAAATTAGGGGTACTTGGCATTGTTACTATTTTAGCCACCGACTAGACTCCTTCTAAAGTTACCACCACGCATTGCTGATTCCTGTACTGCTGCTTTAGTTACATCAGCTATCTGTGGCATCATTTTTGTTACTTCTGCTCTAACAGTAGATACAACGCCTGTGGCAAAGTTTACATTTTGATAAATATTTATAGGTGTACCACCACCCATAGCGTTTTTGCTGTTCATGTTATTCATAATAGTACCACCAGTATTAGGTACAAATATTTCAGGACCACGTTCTCCTACCATATAAGGTGAACCACCTTGTACTGTTCCACCACCTGCTTTTTTTCCGAGAGAAATTGTAGGTAAAGCATCAGTTCCTGTTAATCCAAATACACTATTTAGAATTTTATTAACAACAGCCATCTGTAAAAAAGTAGCTATGATTTGACTTACTATGTTTTTTGCAAAATCTTTAAAACTATCTAGTGCATTTTCTCCTGCTAGTAATGAATTTACGAAATCTGTAGTGAAGGCATTAGATGCACTAATAATAGTTTGTTGCATTTCACTACTAAATGTTGTTACTTCTTCAAGTCCATCTTTTAATTTACCTAGATGGTCTACAACGTCTTGCATTTCGCTTACATCTTTAACACCAAGAAAAGCCATGATACCTTTTAGTTCTTTTTCATCTCCTGTCTGCATCAAATCTTTTATGTAATCCATTTGATCTTGCAATTTTTTTGTTTCAGGAACTGTGTCTTGTACTAATTTTTTAAAAACACTTTGAAACTCAACTAAGCCTTCTATATTACCTACATCAAAAACTTTTGGAGTTTCTTCTGTAGGTGCTGATAATCTTTTTCTTTCAGCTATAAAATCATCAACTATTCTTTTAAAGTTGTCATATTCTTTCTGTGCTGTGAGAACAGCACCCACAAGGCTATCAAAAGCAAATCCAGTAAGTCCTTCTCCTTCAATTAGTGCTTGTTTAGCAGCATTTAATCTTTTAAACGATTCTTTTTCTAAATCTTGTGCAAAGTCTAGCTTTACTGGTAATGATAGTGCATCAGTTTTACCTGTTTTATCACCTACCATATCTCCCAAAGATGCTCTGTCATTTTTGATACGCACAATACGAGCTGCTTGGTCAGCAAAAGCAGTCAGTCTATCTGTTAAAGATTTAAGTAAATCTCCTAAACCTGATTTAAATACTTCGTCTGCTAATTGTTTGAATGAAATAACCATATTAGAAGTTTTGGTAGATAGGTTATCCATCTTGTTAGCCATAGCACCACCAAACCTGCTTTCTAATCCTTTGATTAAAATTTGCACCATTTCTGCAGCACCTTCAGCAGTTTTTCCATATATTGATAATTCATCTCTGCTTTTGCCTAATTCTTCTGTCAATATTTTAGTTGCAGGTATACCTCTATCGTCTAGTTGATTAATTTCTTCAAGACCCATACCACCTGCTGCTGACCTTTGTACTATTCTTATCAATGCTTCAAATGCACCAAGTTGGTCAATAGATGTTGATGCTGTATCAGCAAATGTCTGTAGCATATCCATGCTTGGCTCAATACCTGCAGACTTTAACTGTATAAATGCTTTTGTAGCATCTTCTATTTGGAATGGAGTTGTCTGTGCAAACTTAAAAACTTTATCCATTGCAGCATCACCTGCTTCCATACTTCCAAATACTTGATCTAATGAATCTTTTAAATCTTCAAAACCTGCTCCAACACTTGCTATTGCCTTCATAGGTAAAACTATGGCTGCAATACTTGCAGCAGCAGCAAGAGCAGGTACTTTTATTTTAGATAAACTAGCACCCATTGCACCAAAAGCTGCACCACCTGCTGCACCAGTTACTTTAATTTTACCTTGTATTTGTTTTAAATCTTTTTGTAGCTGTTTAGTATCAGCTTTAATTTCAATAATTAATTGGTCTATTTTATTAGCCATCAGGATATAACTCCATCATTTCTTGCAACCTATCTGAATCCATAGGTGCTTCTTTTTCTTCACCACTTGCATGAAAAGTCTTAAAACCTGATATTGCTAAATACATCTCTCTAGGTGAAAGATTCCAAAAATCAGTAGGTCTCATATTCATCATACCTATACAGATTTTTATATAATCTGCCCAGTTGATGCTTACAGAGTTCACGCTACTACTTTTTTTTTATCTACTTCCTCTTCTGAGTCGTTATCGGTTAATGTTGCAACTAAGAGTTTAGCTACTTCGGTTGATGCTACTACTATTCCTACACTAGAAATGATTTCACCTACTTTCTTATCATCATAATCATTTCCACCACCTCTAAGTGCGTGTCTTAAAACAACTATGAGAGTACGAATACGCACTTTAGCTTCAGCAATGGCAGTAGCTAATTCTAAAATGCCTTTATCTAGTTCGTCTTCAATTCTTACTAATGCATCTATAGTTAGTCTACATTTATAAGTTTCACTACCTAATGTTAGAGGTATTTCACCCTTTAGTGGATTTGCCATCTGACTTTTCTCCTTTTGATTCACTTGCTTTTGCAAGTTTTATTTTTAATATATTATCTCTTGTATCAATGACTGATGACATAACTTGCATCATTTTGCCATTTACTTTGATAGTATCTTTAATATCACATACTGGTATATCTAATTGATCTCCATTAAACATACCATGTACATCTTGATTGTTAATTTTAAGTAATACTTTTTCCCAAGCCATAAGTTACTCCTTATGCTGCTGCAAATGTAATGTATCCTGCTGAT